CGCCCCCAGGCCGTCGAGCGCGGATTTGATTTCGTCCAGGGTGCGGCCTTGGTCGAGGAGCGCGCCGATCTGTTCGCGCAGCTCCGGCGGCAGGCGGCGGACGGTGGACTGGCGCGGCATGGCCTAGGCCTCCGGCTCCGGACGCTTGACGCCGGGCACGACGGCGCGGCCGGCGGCCACGTCCGCGCCGCGGGCGGTCAACTTGCCCACGGTGACGTCCGAGGCCTTGCCCACGCTGACGAGCCCCTGCTCGGCCAGCCAGGCCAGGTCGGACTCCAGGCGGTCGAGGCCCACGGTGTGCCCCACGGCGTCCAGGGCCGGGCGCAGCACGTAGACGTTGAGCTGGTAGTCCGGGCTCTCGGCCATAAGGCGCAGGACCATGAGCCGGCGGTCCTCGGTCAAAAGTTTGTCAAAGCTCATTTGTCACCCCGCAAGTGATGTTCAAGGAGCAAATTCAAGGGCCGCTCAATGCGTTGCATGATCTCGGCCTGGCCCTGGACGGTGGCGGCTACGGCCTTGATGCTGCCTTCGATCTCCGCCAGCTGCACTGCCATGGCCTGCACCTCGGCCGCGTCGGGCAGGGCCTTCTGCGCCTGCTCCAGCTTGGCCTGGGCCTGCGCCAATTCGGCTTGCGTCTTGGCCATGGCCTGGCAGCGTTCGCCGCACTGCTCCTGCCCCACGAATTGCTTGCGCAGGGACCACAGCCCCCAGGCCAGCAATCCCTGCACGGCCACGAGCACGAGCGACAGGGCGTTAATCGCGATGCTCCACCAGTCCATCTAACGGGCCTCCTCGTAGAGCTTGAGCAGCTTGTCGCGCTGGTCGGCCGTGGACCAGCACCATGCGCCGTAGTCGGCCAGGTGCGTCAGCAGGTCCGCCGGGCTGGCGCTCACGGGTGCGCCTTGGCGTACCCCGGCGTCAGCGGCGGCGGTGGCGTTGGCGCTTCCCGCAGGTCCGCCGGCACCGGCGGCGTCCGGCACTCCGCCGGAACCAAGACCGAGGGCGCGGTTGTAGGTGCGCAGGAAGTCAGGGCCAAAAGCGCAAGAATCCAGGCCAGCCGTCGCATGGGCGATCTCCTTCACGATGATGGTGCGGTTTGCGGCCAGGCGCTTGGTCGCCTCGCGGTGCTCCGTGGCCAGCGCGTCGGCGCGCAGCGTGGCCGTCTCATAGCGGTCCAGGGCCTTGGCCTTGCTTTCGGCCCAGGCATCGGCCTCGGCCTTCTGGAGCTTGGCCAGCTTGGCCTCGCCGTCGGCCGTGGCGGTGCTCCGCCCGTGGCGGTAGCCGCCCCAGCCGCAGGCCAGGCAGGCCACGATGAGCAGCAGCGCCGCGCCAAGGCCAAGGGCCAGCTTGCCCTTGCCGGTCGAAAGGAGCGCGGACAGGTCCATCAACGCACCTCCGTGCAGTCGATTCCCGGCCCCCAGGCCAGGTACTTGGGTTGCCGCTTGAGCAGGATGGCCCGCGGGTAGCCGCGGTTCTCACGCCAGGCGGCGACCGAACGCCCGGCGTTGACCGTCTCGACCGAGCCCCACCAGCGCAGCGGGTCCAGGCCCTGGCGAACGGCCAGGGCGGCGTCGCGCCGCACCCAGGTCAGGCCGCCATTGTAGGCGGCCAGCGCCATGGCCCACGCGTCGGCCTCGGTCGCGGCGCGCACGCGGCGCAGGTTCGCCAGGTCGTAGGCCACCAGGGCGCGCAGCGCCCAGCCCGGGTTGGTCGGGATCGCGGGGCCGAGGTCCGGGCGGGTCCTGCCGAGGTCGCGTGCCGTGCCCGGCATGAATTGCCCCAGGCCACGCGCGCCCACGGGCGACACGGCCTCCGGGTTCCAGGCGCTCTCCTGCTCCAGCTGCGCCGCAAACACGGCCACGGGAGCGGACAGACCGCCCTCCACGCGCGCCGCACGGATGAGCACCGAGCGGTACTGCTGCGCGACGGCCGGGATGGACTCGGCATGGGCGGGCGTGGCGAACAGCCAAAGCCACACCACGATGGCCGCGAGCGCGCCGACGCAAAAGCAAAAGCCAGCGATGCAGGCCAGTGCGCAAAACGTGAGGATGTTTCCGGCAGCCTTGACCCCTACGCGCATGGCCGCCCCCTACAGCGCCAGCGCCACGGCGAGCATGCAGGCGCAGACGATGGCCGTGCGGCGTGCGCAGGCGACATAGAACGCCGTCATGTAGCCGTCGACGACGCCGTAGTCCGGCTTGTCATCGGCGAAGTCGTTCACCGCGCGCCAGTCAAAGCGGAGGTAGCCCGAGGGTTGGGCATACGGGAACAGGGACACGTCGAGCAGGTAGCCCAGGCAGCCGCCGGCGGAGACCGCGCCCAGCTTGTACGCCAGCACCGGCGTCTGGTGCGGCGCGATGAGCGCCACCACGGCCACAAAGCCGGTGGCCAGGACGTTGGGCAGGGTCATGCGCGGGCTGCGCGTGCGGAACCAGTCGAAAACCCTGGACAGATATTCCTTGATGCGATCCATGAATGCCTCCACGGGGTTCCCTCCTGCGCCCCGCCCGGCCCGGCGTTTGGCCGGGCGGGGCCGGAGGAGTCGACGACGGCGGGAAGCCGCGTCCGTAGAGGCCAGACTAGGCGGACTGAGGCCGCGCTCTAACGCGGACAGATGACCGGGAGACTAGGGATTCGTCAGGATGCCCGTGTTTCGCACGGGCGGGGCGGAGGAGTCAAGGGGAGGGCCGGAAGCCCTCCCCGATGTTTTGCTACTTTTGCCGAGGCCCGGTTGGGGGAGGATTGCGCGGGGGCATCGCGTCGTTCGCCCCGTCTCGTTTTTCGATCTTAGGAGCCGGACCAGGAGATGGTCTCGGTGGCGGTGCTTTTGGTGGTGGTGGGGTAGGCCTCTTGTCGCTCATGCACTCCTCCTTTTGTTGGTCTTACGCCGATGTCCGCTGCAAAATATTGATGGCTGCAAAGAGCCCAAAAGCCAGTAGCCCTGCGACGAAAAAAAAGAGCGCTGCGCTGTTGCAGAATTTCACTATTCCAACACGATCTGACTTTATGCCACAAAGCTCCTCGCCTTTATTGTACTTATCTTCGAGCTGGTCTAAATAGTCATCATACGATTTTACGTTAACATGAAATGCTACAACAGAACAGATGATCGACACGGCCAATAACGCCCATGAAAAGACGAGAAGCGGAACCCATGTTGCACTTCCAACCGGAGCAACCTTGTCGATATAGGTCACGGAGAAGGCGAGCGACGCCGCGGAAACAGTCAAAACATATTTATCGCGAAGGTTTGACTGGTCAAGCTGGCATGACAGGTAGTTCTTTCTCGTCTCATCGAAGACCTCTTTATACCTGTCGCCGCCAGTATTGCTCTTGGTCCCCGCTGCCTCCTGCTGGCTTGGTTTAACGTCTTCGTCGTCGAGCATCTCCACCTCCTCTCGCATCACTGACCTGTATTAAACGCTTGGTATTATCCAACGGTGGAGAGGTCAAGAGCCTATGAACTCAAAGGCAGCTTGCACCACCCATCGTCCTGCCCCGCCGCCTCCCCGCCCTTGTGTCGCCGCACGGTGCGGGCGCTGACGCCCACCTGGCGCGCGGTTTGCTCGACGGTTTGCCCGGCGTTCAACGCGCGTTCAATGGCCGCCCACACGCTGGCCCGGTTGCCGGCGAAGGGGCCGAGGGGCACCTCCACCTCGCCGCCGCCCAGGGCGTCGGCGATGGCCCGCGCCGCCGACATGCCGGTGGCCCGCACCAGCCAGTGGTCCTCGCGCAGGGCGTCCGGCCTCGGGATATAGGCCCGGCAACCGCCGCGCGCCTCGGCCAGCTGCATAGCGGCGCGCAGCCCGGCCGCTTTCGCCGCGCCGGCCAGGATGCCGGGCAGCTGCGCCAGGATATGTTCCGGCAGCTCGTGCGCGGCGTCAGGGCGCGGCATGGGCTCCCCCCGGCTCGGGCATGGGTTCCCAGCGCGGCTTGCCGCCCCGGTACGTGAGCACGAAGGCCCGGCCCTTTTCGTCATAGGCGATGGCCCCGCCCTTGCGCTTACCGCCCTTCATGAGCGCCACCATGACCCCGCGCAGCTGCTCGGCCGTGGCCCACTCCAGGCGGTCCACACTGTACATGCGCTTGAGGATCGCCGCGGCGTAGTCCCAGGGCACGTGCTTGCCCTGGCCGGCGGCCTTGTCGGCCAGCAGGGCTTCGATCTTGGTCATGAGCAGGGAGCGGTCATAGGGCTTCACGTTGCCCTTGCCGTAGCCGCGGCCCAGGTTGGCCGGCGCGCCGTGGCGGTCGCGCTTGCGCGTGCGGGCGGTCTTGGCCTCCCAGCCCAGCTTCTCCATGTGCCGGAGGAGCTTGTCCAGACCGTCTTGATCCAGGCCCTTGGCTGATTCCACGCCGAAGCGGGCCAGGATCGCGCGGTAGGCGTCCTCTTCCAGCTTGAGCTGGGCCTTGGCGATATGCACCTTGGCCAGCAGGGAGTTGCGGGTGGTGTCGAAGGTCATCGGCAGTACCCCTTGAGGATCTTCGTGAGCAGATCCGTCTGCTTGGTCAGAGCCTTTTCGATCTTGGAAAGGGGCAGCAACAAGGCGAGCAGGCCGGCGAGCGTCGCCCACGCGGCGTGGTCGCCCCACTTATCTGCGGCGTAGGAGGCGAGAGTGAGCGCGTCCAAAAAGACGAGCGCGCGCCAGATCACGGCTGCACCTCCCGGCCCAGAGCGTCTAGGGGCTTGAGCTCATCACAACAGACGAGCATCGGCCCATACTTGTAAAACGTGATCCAGACCCGCCATTGCCCATCCAGCCAGAGCACCGGATCGGACATCAGCCGGGTCTGCTCCATGACATCGTCGGGGCCTCTCCAACGCACGCGATCACCGCGGCGCAGGGCCGGCGCGGGGCGCTCAAGCGCCTCCAACGTGCCTGGAGTGGTCAGCTCCTGGGCCAGCAGCTCGGCCAAACCGCGAGGCGTGAAAAACGTGTACTGCCGGCCGCCGACGCAAACCCAACGATCATCAATGCGCACACGGTAGAGCCCGGTGTCGGCCTCGGCTTGGTCCGTCCACTGTTCGGCCGGGAAAAGTTCGAGGGCGATCCCCTTGCGGGCATTGCTCCCAATCCGGAGCAAGATAGACCCTGATTTTTGTCTGCGTTCCGCCATATTTTCGGGGCAAGCCTACCGCTTGCCCCCCTCCTGCTGCTTCATCCAGACACGCTCGGCATGCACGCGATTGAGCGCCGCGGCGCTAATGCTGGCCCGGTTCAAGGCCTCCGCGTCGGACTCGGGAGAAACCGCGCCCTCGTCGTCCGTCTTGCGCAGGAACACAGCCACAGGGCGGCGGTCCTCGGTGTCGTAGATAACCGGCGAACGGAGCGTCCCGCGGGCGATGGTGTAGCGGCTGGCGGTCATGGCTCCCTCGGGACGCTGTAGGTGATGGTGTAGCGGACGGTCTTGGGGCCGGTCCGCACCACTAGGCGCGCGTTGGTCGCGCGCCGGAGCGCCTCGGCCGCATCGTCGCGGAGGCTCTTGGGGGCGGCGCATGTCTTCCGTTTCTTGCTCATCGCGTCCTCCGTGTGGCTGCTCGTCAGGGCCGGGCCGCCACGCCCGGCCGACCGCCCCGCGCGGGGCGGTTTTGCAGGGGTTTAGGCGGCCTTGTCCGCCAGTTCCTCCGCCTTCAATTCGACGAAGAACTCGTCGACCGTCTCGCGCTTCACGCCCACGTCCTCCAGCTTGCCGTCCGTCCAGCCGCGCAAGGCGTCCTTGTCCACTTCCGGCTTGATGCGGATGGCGTCGTGGAAGCCCAGGTCCTGGAGGCGCTGGAGGACCATGGCCCAGGTGTGCTTGGCCAGCAGGCGCAGCGACGTGGCCTTGCGGAAGCCGATGACGCCGAAGGTGAGTTCCTGGCTGCGCTTGCGGTCCGGGAAGAGTTCGGCCTTGCGCTGCGTTCCGAACACGGCCAGCGCGTCCTCCAGGCGCTTGCGGCTGGCGGCCAAGGGCGCAAGCTGGGCCTTGGCCGCCGCCTTGAGCTGGTCAATCTGGTCATTCATGCCGTTTTCGATCCGCTCCTGCTCGCGGTTGATCTCGCCCAGCTGGCGCAGGGCCTCGTCGGCCGCGGGCAGGTCGGCGATGATGAGCGGTTGAGGCTTGGTTCTGGCCATGGGAATCTCCTCGCTATTGCATGGTTAGAGCGTTGACGGGGATGGTGATGATGAGCACCGCGCCTTCGAGCCGGCGGGCGCTTTCGGAGGCGTCCTTCAGCTCGGCGCAGGCCACGCGCAGCAGCTCGTAGACCTCGGGATGCACCTGGCCGCCCAGCTCGCGCAGGGTGCGGCTCACGGAGTCGATCTTCTCGGCGATCATGCTGCCTCCTTGGGGTTGGCGGTGATTCGGCTATGCGTACAGCCGCCGCGGCAGGCCTTGAACAGGCGGATGCGCATGGGCGAGGACATCCACGGGGCCTTTTGCAGCTCCAGGCAGCGGTCCGCGGCCAGCGCGCCCAGCACCGGGCAGTCCACCTCGGCGGCGAGGTAGGCCCCGCGCACGGCCAGCTCGATGTTCGCGGTGGGGGCCTTGTATTTGGCGGCGAGGACCTGGCACACGGCCCCGGCGCTGTAGCCGATGCGCCCGGCCACGGCGCGCTGGCTGGTGCGGTCGCACTCCTCGGCCAGCACGATGATCCAGTCCGGGCAGCCGCCGAGGGATTCCCAGGCGGCGCGGGCGGTGTCCACGGCGCAGTGGGCGGCGTGCGGGCTCACGCGTCCACCTCCTCGCACCAGGCGATGCAGCCCAGGTTGGGGTCGAACACCACCTTGGCCCGCGTCACCATGGGCGGCCGGGGGCCGGTGTTCCGGGCCAGACGGTAGACGGCCTTTGCGCGCGGCGTGGCGGGCCGGACGATGACGAGGTACTTGGCGCGCAGCAGGTAGTGCACATAGTCCTGCGCCTCGGCCTCGCCGACGCGGACAGCCTCGGTGCTGGCATTTATGGCGAGGTCGACGAAGGTGAAGTTGGGCAGCATCTTCATGGCGCGCCACATCTGCTCGCGTCCGGCCCCTTGCGTCACCGGGCGGCCGTCGCGCTGGAGCCGCGGGGCCTCGCGGCCTACGTCGCGCACCAGCTCGTAGACGATGGGCTGGAAACGCGCGCTCTCGCCCACCCGCTTGAGATAGCCGCCGGCTTCGAGGCACCATGCGTACTCGCGCACGGCGTCCCGGCCCCATTTGTCCGCCAGATCGGACAAGGTGAAGCGCCGCAGCTGGCGCATCGCATCCCACATGGCCTGCCGGCCATAAGGACGGCCGGAAGAGGCGAGGGCGACAACCGGCTTGCGGCTCATGCGGCCCTCCGCCCTACCGGGCTGCCGGTGAAGATTTCGCCCTCGTAGCCCCTCGCGCCGACGGTCTGGAGGCCGCGCGTGGCCGCGAACTCGCGTACGCGATCCAGGTTGACGCAGATGCGCCGCACGCTGCCGCCGCTCGCCTCCAGGATGCGGGCCAGCAGGTCCTCGCCCACCGCGACCTGCGGGCAGTACAACCGGGCCAGGGTGCGGGCGTCCTGCTCGGTGGCCGGCTGCGCGGCCACCCAGTCGAGCATGCGGCCGTGGACGCGCTCATACTTCTGCAAATCCTGCGGCAGCCCTTCTTCACCAATCAGGATGATCGCGGCCAGGCTCGACTCGTAGATGTCGCGCACCACCTCGATCATGCCCTTGGCCAGCAGGTAGTCGGCCTCATCGATGATCAGCGGCCGGCCGGACAGGGAGAGCTGCTCGCCCACCTGATCCATCATTTGCGGGATCGTGGCGGCCGGACGGATCCCCATTTCGGCCAGGATGCTGACCAGCATGTGCTTGCGCGTCCAGACGCTGCGGACCTGGACGTAGTAGGCCCGCGCCTTGTTGGCCGCATAAATGGCCGCGCAGGACTTCCCCAGCCCGGAGCGGCCGTGGAAGGTGGCCATGCCCGGCAGACCGGCCGGCCGCTCCAGCACGCGGTCCACCAGGGCCGAGAACAGGGCCACGTTGCGCAGGGGCGCGATGGTTCCAGGCAAGGGCCCCGGTTTGACTTGCTCGCCGTTCATCGTCATGATCTCTCCTCCAGTTTGGTTCTTGTCCGTCTCCAGGCCCCGCCCGGCGCGCCAACGCCGGCGGGGCCGCGCCGTTTCTAGCCGCCGGCGGAGGCCGCTTCCGAGTAGAAGGGCATCCAATCGCCGCCGAAGTCGTCGTACAACCGCTTGAAGCCCTTGAATTCGGGCGTGGTGACGTAGGAATTCAGCCAGGCCGTTTTCTGCGCGTCGAGCCGGCCGCCCTTTTGGAGCAGCTCCAGGAAATGCATGGCCCGGCCGAAACGGATCTCGGGCATTTCCGGCGCGGGCGCGGCCCGGTCCAGCAGCGGCATGGTTTCGGCGGCCGCGGCCAGCTCGGCCTCCTGCGCCGGCGTGAGGCCGGCGGGCGCGTTCGTCGCGCGCGCGGCAAGCCCGGCCTCGGCCAGGGCCGGCGTTTCCCAGGCGTCCGCCGGCTTGGGCAGGGCCTGCACCTTGGCGGCCTCGACGCGCGCGCCGGCCAGGATCTCCTGGGCGATGTTCTTGACGTTGGCGTTTTTGGCGGCCTCACGCAGCATGGCCTTGCCCTCGGCCATGACCGCCTGTTGGCGGCGCTTGCGGGCCAGGGCCACCTCGCGACGCGAGACGCCCGCGATCTCCGGGCAGAGCGCCCGGCAAATGAATGGGCCGTCGAGCCCGAACACGTAGATCGCGCCCACGTCGGCCTCGTCCAGCTTGACCAGCACGTCGCGCCCCTCCAGGCCGCCAAGCGCCGGATGGTCGTACAGCGCGCCGTCCAGGCGGATGCCCTTCTTGGTCACGCGGCGCGTGCCCTCGCCGCCGGGCGCGGGCAGCAACAGCACGTCCAGCGCGCGCTCGTCGGTAATGCGGCGCAGGGTGTGCGGCCATTCCGCCGCCACCTGCCAGGGGCTCTTGCCGTCCAGGCCGGGGTGCTGCCTGCGGCCGTACACGTCCTCGGCCCAGCGGTCGCAATACGTTTGCAGGTCCTCCGGGCTCATGCGCAGCTCCAGCGGTTCGCCGCCCTGGCGCATGATCCGCTGGGCGAAGCTGCGCCGGGCCTCGATGTCCTTGCGCTCGGCCACGTTGTGGCCCACGAAGCCGGGCAGCAGCTCCAGCAGGTCGTGGCTGAAGGTGCCCAGGGCGCGCTCAACGAAGGGCTTCTGCTGCGGTGAGAACGGCGCGCAGAGCGTGTGCCGGATCTCCAGCCCGAGGAACAGCTGCGTCATGTGCCGGCTCACGTAGTCCGAGCCGTTGTCGGTCTTGACCTCTTCGGGCACGCCCCAGGCCATGAGCGCCTGGCGCAGGGTGGCCGCCACGGCGGCCGAAGAGCTGGAGCGCGAGACGCGCAACGTTAAACGCCTGGTGAACACGTCGATGCAGCCCACCACGGTGTGGCGGCCGCCGTCGGACAGCAGCAGATCGCCGGGCGTGGAGTCCATTTCCCAGCGCTCATTCAGGCGGGTGACGTTCGCGGCGTCGCCGCCCGCAGCCATGTAGCGGTTGCGCCAGGCGTCCGGGTTCTTCACGGCCAGGAACAACTGCGCGTTGCGGGCGATCCAGCCGGCGTGCCAGCGCTGCACCGCGCGCAGGGTGGGCACTGCGCCCTCGCCGAAGCGCGCCAACAGCCCCTTGAGCAGTGCGTGGGCGGTGGCGTGCGGGTACTCTTTGAGCATGGCCAAACAAAACTCGGCCATGGCCGGGGTGCTGTCGATCTTGCCGGAGCCCTTGCGGTGCAACCCCTGCCGCCCGGCCAGACGGTCCAGGCCCTCGCGGTCCAGCGCCTTGCGCCAGTTGCGCAGGCTGCCGGCGGAGAGCTTGGCCGGCAGGGCCTCGCGAGCCCAATCGGGCAGCGTCGCCTGTCCGCTCCGGACGCGGACGCAGAATAGTTCGGTGCCGCGCCGGCGCGGCAGGCCGGAGGCGGCCAGGAAGTCCTCGCACAGCCGGACCGTGAGGGCGCGCGCCTCGGCCCGGCTCTTGCGCGCTTCGGGCAGCGCGGCGAAGGCGGAAAGCGCCGACTGGCGGCCGGTTTCCGCCGCCTGCGCCGCCAGTTCCTCGCGCAGCTTCAACGCCGCGGCCTCGGGTGCGGCCGTCCCGCTGGCCAGGGCCAGGCGGACGTCATCCGGGAGGGTGGCCAGCGGGAACAGCTTGCCGCCGCCACGGCCGGGCTTCTGCTTGTAGGGCCAGCCCTCGGCCTTGGCCCGACGATGCAAGGTCGGGAGGGTGCAATCAAGGGCCGCAGCAAGCTGGGCAGAGGTGCAGGCTTGCATTAGGCCGCCTCCCCTTGCTTCCGTTCTTCACTGACCGGGTCGCACAGATAGCGCTCCGGCACGCCCAGCTCACGCAGCCGGGCAAGGACGCGGCCGTTGTGCTTTTCGCCGGCCACCGTGGCGGCCACGAGTTGGCGGGTGATGCCGAGTTCCCGCCCCACATCGGCCATGGTCATGCCCAGGCGGTCCAGATGCTCCTGAATGCGCCGGCGCACGCGGTTGCGCGCCAGACCGCACTCCAGACGCCGCGAGGTCATATACCCACCTCCAGCATCTTCTTTTTTCTGCGCGCCTCGCGCTCGGCCAGGCAGGCCCGGCCGTAGTCGCGCTGCGTGCGGTCCTCGGCGGTCATTACGTCGAGGCCGAGGGCGCGCAGGAGCATCTGGAGCGGGGAATGGTCGCCGGTCGCGGCGCAGAAGACCACGAGGGCGATGATCGACGGGGTGTGATCACGGTCGCCGGGCGAAAGCCACTTGTCGAGAGTATCTTTGCTGATGGATTGAGCGTTGCCCGTGGTGAGCCGCAGGCCGGCCTGCCGTGCGATGTTGTTGATCCGGTCCACCAGCAGCTTGCGGCCGGCGGGGTCCGCGCCGGCGGAGCGGTTCATGGCCGCGCGCAGGCCGGGGACAAGCCCTGCAAGGACGGCCTGATCATCGTGGAAGAGGGAAAGCTGCTTCTGCATCACCGTTACCGTCCGCTCGGGTTGGGGGCCAACGTCCAATCTCAGGAAACCGCCGGACGTTGACCCTGGCTTTGCAGGCTGGTAAACACGACTTGGAGTGTTTTCTTGTCTACCCCCCGCAGGTCCGTTTATGCCTCCATAATGGTGCATAGTCAACTCATTCGGGTGCAAAACTTAAAAAAATACACCCAAAAGTGTTCTGGCATTTTGTCTTTTGTTTTTAATTGGTTGCACGGACTTTCTCTTAGCGCCCCCCTGAAAAAGTTCGTGCAAAAGTTCAACCCCGGAAGTTTTGCGATATGCTTGAAATTGGAGAAAGGCTTAAGACAATCCGCGGAAGCGAGTCACAAGAGGCTTTCGCGGCTAGATTCGGGGTACATCGGAACACACTCGCGCGCTGGGAAAGCGGCGAGCGCACGCCGGACCTTGAGTTCCTTGTGCGATTAGTGCGCGAGAGAGGGGTTGCACCCGAATGGGTGTTGACCGGCGGCGGCGGGATGCAGGCTTCGGCCACTCCGCCCGCGTGCGCATGCGATGTCGACCTTATGTCCGTGCCCCTGGTCGAGGCGCGGCTTTCAGCCGGGACGGGCAGTTTTGAGACCGGGGGAACCGTCGAGCGGCGCTACGCTTTCCGCACAGAATTCCTTTTGCGGAAAGGCCAGCCGGCGAGCATGGTGCTCATGCGGGTCGACGGCGACAGCATGGAGCCAGAGATCCATGATGGAGACGTCGTCTTGATAGATCAGAGTCAAACGATGCCGCGCGCAGGTGCGATGTTCGCGGTAAGTGTCGAGGGCTTGGTGTATATCAAGATGGTGGATGCGAAGCCGGGCAAGTTTGTATTGAAAAGCTTGAACGCGGACTATGAGCAGTTAGAAATCGATGCGCGCGGCGATCTCGCAGACGGGATAAGGATCATCGGCAAAGCAATTTGGCTGGGAAGGGAGATGAGATGATTTATATGCGCTGCAACTTATTCGCCATTGTAATAATAGCGCTATTTATATCATGCTCACCAGCATTTGCTGATGACAAATCACAAGTAATAGAGATTGAAACTTCACTTCGCGCTATTGATTCTCCAGTCTTAAAGTTGAATAAAGAAATCGACTCAAAATTGGACAGACTTTGCCAGAATACTTCAGACTGGCAATGCCTGAAAAAACACAGTAAATTATTTTCTAAACTTTTTGATAGGGCATATGAAACAAATTTGAAAGCTGTTAATAAATGCTATGACCTTACCCAAGAAGTAAAACGTAGAAAAATTTCTGTTTCTACAAGGAGTAAGCTCGTAGAAGCAATTAGCGCATTATCTTTGAGGTATGGTTACTTTGAAGATGCAGCAAGCTTTGCGCAGGAAGCGTTCGATCAGCTTGGTGCTAATAACATTAAGGGATTCACCGACAATATGGATCAGTTCTCAGCACGGTCAAAAAGAGTGAAGCCCGAATACACGAAGGCGATGTCCATTCTTTCGGAGCTTAACGCGAGCCTAGGTATCGTTCCTGCTCAAAAATAACCGTCATCTTTCACTTCCGGAACAAAAATAAACGTCACCCAGCACTTTCTCGGCTTGCCTCGAATTATCGCCCGTCATTCCTTCAAATTCCCTTTGCCCGCACGGCTTTCCCGTCCCGTCTCGTCCCGCAACATCCCGCTTTGTCCCGGTTCACCCTTGGCTAAGACTAAGTGTCACGGCACACGAGGCTCTTGATTTCCCGCGAAGGCCAGCAGACTGTTCGCCTCCGGCAGACGCGCAATGGCCGCAGCGCGGAGGCCGCGCATGCCCTGCCGCTGGGCGAGAGCGCTTATTTCTTCGCCAAACGCTTTTCTTCTTCCGTCAGCGGGCAGATGCCGCATCTGTCGAAGCCTAATATGTAGCTGCAGGCATTGTTACAAACGGGTTTCCAGTCTTTGGCGAGTTGTTCCGCGCGCTGGCGTTCCTCGGATGTGGCTCCGAGGATATTCTTCTGAAGGGAGAGGGCCGCATTCTGGTTCACGCGACTTGCGAGAATCAGGTACTTCAGCGCCTGTTCCTTGTCGCGGTAGGCGTAATAACTGGACAAGTTGAACTGCGCGCCGACATGGCCGCGGTCGGCCGCGAACTTGGTCCAGATGATGGCGTGGTCAATGTCGCCCTGCGTCTTGTAAAGGAAGCCGACCAGGCTCTGCGCTTCCACATGCCCGGCCTGGCCGGCCTGTATGCCTGCGTAAATGGCGGCCTCAACGTTGGGGTCAGGCTTCCACATATAGTGTTGGGCAAACTTGTAGCAGGCGTTCGGCTCACCGGCTATGAATTTTGAGTGCAATTCCGGCAAATTGCCGTCGGCTATGGGGTCCGTCGGCGGCTGGGCGGCCGCCGTGAATGGCAGAAGACAGAGCAGGAGCGCTGCGAGAGTTGTGCGTGAGGATCGGGTGATCAT